GTGGAGAATAAGTACCGTGATCTAAGCGATCTCCCCATGATCCTGCGGGTAGAGGACTTGATGCCCATCCTCGGCATTGGCCGCAACACCGCCTATGAGCTGATCCGCAGCGGCCAGATACGAAGCGTCCGCATCGGTAGGCAGATTCGTATTTCACGGGAGGCACTGCTGGAGTTCCTGCGGAAGTAAATCTCTTCGTCACAGAAATAAAACTTGCACAACAGCCGCGCGGGATATATCATGGAGATGGTACATTCCGCGCGGCGGAAAGGAGCGTATATGCCGCGTACAAAAACAGGAAAAGGAGCCGGCGGCGCCGGTTCCATCAGAAAAATCACAACAACAAAGAACGGAAAGACCTATACCTACTGGCAGGGCCGCTACACAGAAGGCTTCGACCCCGGCACAGGCAAGCAGATCCAGCGCAGCATCACCGGAAAGACGCAGAAAGAAGTGGCACAGAAGCTGCGCCAGATCACAGCGTCGCTGGACGATGGCACCTACAAAGCACCTTGTAAGCTAACGGTTGGAGAATGGCTGGACATCTGGACACAGGACTATCTTGGTGGAGTGAAAGCGTCTACGGCGTATCTCTACAAGAAGAATGTGGAGTTGTATATTGCGCCGCATCTTGGGAACATCAAGCTGGAAGCCCTGAACGCCCATACGGTACAGCACTTTTACAATCAGCTTGTCTCTCCAATCGACCCAACAGTCAATCCCCTTTCGGCAAAGACGGTAAAGAATATTCACGGTGTTTTTCACAAGGCCATGCAGCAAGCAGTGCTGATCGGTTATCTGCGCGTCAATCCAACGGATGCCTGTACACTTCCCCGTGTTATCAAAAAGGAAATGCACCCGCTGGAGGAAGATCAAGTCTCTGCATTTCTGAAAGAAGTCCAGGGAAGTCCCCACGAATACCTTTACAAAATCACCCTGTTTACAGGGCTGCGGGAGGGCGAAATACTTGGGTTAGGCTGGGAGCATATTGATCTTGAGAACGGCATCCTGACCGTGAAACGTCAACTCCGCAAAGAGCAGAAAAAGGGCGGGCAATATTACTTCTCTCCGCCGAAGAACAACCGTACTCGCAGCATCTCTCTTGCGCCCTCGGTGGTGTTTCTGTTTCGCCTGCAGAAGCTGAAGCAAAACGGCATGAGGCTGGAAGCAGGCGATGCCTGGCAGGAGAATGGTCTTGTCTTTTCCAATCAAACAGGCGGATACCTATCCTATCGCACGGTGTACGACTGCTTCAAGCGGATCGTAAAGAAGATCGGTGCGCCATCCACCCGTTTTCACGACCTGCGCCACACATACGCAGTTGCCTGTATCAAAAGCGGCGACGACATTAAAACCGTGCAGGAAAATCTCGGTCATGCCACCGCAGCATTCACTCTGGATGCTTACGGACATGTTACGAAGCAGATGAAGCAGGATAGCGCACAGCGGATGGAGCAATTTATCCAGTCCGTTTCTATCGGGTGACTTCATAAGGCTAAAAATAAGGCTAACTCCACTTTTGGGCAAAGCAAAAAACCTTGCAACCATGATGGTTACAAGGTTTTTAGATGGTGCGCGGTACAGGACTCGAACCTGTGACCCCATGCACGTCAATTATAGCCCAATAGCAAACATTCGGTATTGTGCGGCATTATGCGGGATTTAACAGAGGTATGCGGATATTTTGGCGTGGGAAATTGCAAAATCCCGTTATATCCCGCGTCAGTTACTAACTGGTTACTAACAAATTACACCGCCGCAATTCCGTGGTAGTAGGCAGACAGCTTTTCTTTCGGGCCTTTCGCGTCCTTGTCAAACAGGAATGCCTTGGCCATATCCGCAAAGAACTCAGGCTTGTTTACGCCATACTTTGCCGCCACGGAGCAGTAGTCCGAATACATCATATTCATGGCTACGTTCCAGTCATCCTCGGTGATGTGCGCAAACACGACACCAGCGTTGGCCGCGAGGGGGGTGGTTTGCTGAACAGTCCAATGCCCGCCGGTGGTGCCGTCATCATTTTTCATGTCGGTATTCCATGCTTTAGCATCCTCTTTGGAAAAATCAGCGGATCCGCACATACATTTACCGAGTTTATCGACCTGTTCCCAGCACTCCGCCATTCCTCGGACGGCAGCAGCAGAGCGTTCGGACACAGGCAGTTCCATGTACGCAGACAGTTCTTTTTCCAGTTTTTGCTTGTATTCTTTCAGGTCGTCCTTCATGTTGCACCCCTTACAGCTTCTCGACGGTGACGGCCATGTTGTTTACAACTGCCGCAACGCCGCCCAGGACCAGGGACAGAATAGAGCTTTCACACCCGCAAGCATTGCGGACGATGGCAGAAATGCCAATATTAACAGTGCCGTTGTCGGCGGCGGTCTGGGCCCCCGTCGCTCCGATAATTGGAACGCCGTCCTTTTGCGCGGTGATAGACACGGTTCCAGCCGCCGAGGGAGACAAGGTGCCGGAGACGTTGACGAGGTAATACCCCTGTCCGCACAGTGTAATGGCATTGCCGTCTTGCTTGATGTTGCAGCCGTACCGGCGGGTAGTATTCCCAACAGGGATGATGCCGTCAACCGGGACGGTTGCGTCGGTTGTGTTAGTGGTATAGATTGCAGATTTACTCATAGAATCATTCCTTTCTAATCGGGCTGATTTTTGTCCATTCAAAAATAGCGGGGCGACTAATGCCGCCCCGCATGCCTCGCCGGATAGGGCGTCACTTTATCTCGCTTACCGGGAATCAGATGTTGTTGCAGCCGCTATTGCAGCCGCAAAACGGAGAGGGGCCTGCATTGTAGGTGTATCCGTTGGGATAACGCACTACGCCGCACAGCTGGTCCCTGATAAACAGCTGATTGTTGGCCTGTTCCAGCTGGGCGATACGGCCCTCCAGCTGAGATTTCTCCAGGGCAGCAAACTTGGCGTCAATGTTGGCGTTGACGCTGTCAATAGCCCGCTGCGTGGTGCAGCAGCACTCCGACATCTGAGACTGGATGTTGTTTCCGGTCTGCATAATGGCCATGTTCGTACCGTTCTGCGCCAGGGCCATTTCTTTGCCCAACTGCCCGACATTGCCCTGCATTTCGTATCCCAAGTTGCAGATGCCGTTGCCCACGTTGGTCAGACGGTCATTCAGCTGGCCAAACTGCTGGCCGAAAAGGATTTCCTGTTGAGACGAAGCGGTGGCATACTGGCCAAATTCGCCTTGCCGGTTCATCCCCCAGCCTCCGCCCATAAAGACGAAAAGGAACAGGATGATAATCCACCACGCGCCGCCGCCCCAATTGTCATTGCCGCCATCAACAGCAGCCCGAAGATCAGAGAGAGAATAATTGTCCATTTCAAAACTCCTTTCTTGAAATTTTTATAATAAACCGTTGCGCACCGGCTTATTTCAGGAATCTCATAAACTCCTTGGCTTGCTGCTGGAGCTGCTGGAACTGCTGCGGGTTCATCTTTCCCGATTGCAGCATTTGTTCCACTTGTTCCTTTGCCCGCTGCGGGGTCATACCAGCCGCGAACTTGCGGAACTCCATCAACATTGCGAGAGGGTTATTCAGGCTTTTTGCGTTTTGCTGGAGCATCTGAATCATCGGATTTGGCATTTAGCATTTCCTCCAATCTTTTCACGCGTTCTTCCAAACTGGTAACATCTACCTTTGCGGGGTCTTGATACGGAGCAATGCTGTACGGGGTAACAGTACAATACCCCGCCCCGTCGCTGACCTTGAGCCACACAACCGGGTCATTTTCGTCCAGGAGTAAGATGGAACTGTTAGGTGCCATGCGGAACGCGTCTGCCCCGTTTTTGCCGTTTACTCTGGTGATCTGGCACGCTTGCTGTGATGCTTGCCCGTATTGCCCCATGTATGGGGCACCGTATCCCTGCTGATATTGGTTGTTGAATCCGTACATCGCCAGCCCTCCTTTGCCTATATGGTACAAAAAAATCGCCCATTCAGATGGCCTGTAAAAGGTCTCTGAATGGGCGATCATGTCCAAGTGAGGTCTATTGATTTGTCAGCGCGTCAACAATTTTCGACAATGCCCTGCGGCGGTTTCTCTTGACGCTTTCCGGCGAGACGTGAAGCGCGTTGGAAACTTGGATATAAGACTTTCGGCGGATATCGCACAAAATAATGCACGATTCCTCATCTTCTGGCAAATCGAAAGATTGGACAAATTCCAAAGCTCTCTTAGGAGCCATGTTGGAAATGTAGTACCGAACGGCTTTGCGACTATTATCCATGGCAAAATAAAAGCCGTGGGCGTGCGGGCGCAATGCGCGGGCAGGGAGCGCGGCGTTACGTCACTCCCCACCGTCCAGAATGTTTATTACTTCTTTCCCTTCACGATGAAGCCGGTAAACCCGGCCTTTTTCAGGCGGTCCAGCATCTTCTCGGCGTTGGCGCGGACGGCGAAGGCTCCCACCTGGACCCGGTACAGGGTATCGCCCTGGGCAGGCTCGGCGGGCTTGGGGGCCTCCTGCCCGGCCGGGACATAGGCCGCGCCCAGATACTCGCACAGGCCCTTGGCGATGGCTTCACCGATGTCCGTGGTGTGCTCCACGATCCACTTGGCACCCTCCACCGTGTCGTGGAATTCGCACTCACAGTACACCGTGGGAGCCGCCGGAGTCCGCACCTCGTAAAGGTTGGGGTTCTTCTGCACGTTCTCGGACGTTCCCGGCGTCAGCGGGGCCAGCTCGTTGAACACCGCCTTGCAGGCGTCGTACCCCTTGCCGGGGATGGCGTAGCAGAACAGCCGGGTGCCCATGACCTGCTTGTTGCAGGCGTTGGTGTGGACGCAGTTGTGAATGTCCGCCTTGAAAGCGTTGGACTGGGCGCAGCGCTGGGCCATGGTGGAGCCCAGAGCCGCCACCTGCACCTCCACGCCGCTGCGGCGCAGGGCCGCCGCCTCCGCCTCGGCGATCTTCTGGCACTGGGCGTGCTCGTTGGTGTTGCCCCAGGCGTAAGCGTTGCTCACCTGGTCGCTGGGGCTGATGTAGACCTTCTTACTCATCGCTATTCTCCTCTCCCGGCAGGTTCTCCTCTGCCGTGTCCTCGGTGTGTACCTTCAGCTTTTTTAGCAGGGCCTGCATAAAGCCCGGCACCGGTGCGCCAATGGCCGAAACGTTCTCCAGAATGGACAGCAGCTCGTTGATGACCAGCCAGATGATGACGATGCTGGCAAACAGGAAGTCCACCGGCCAGCTCCAGCCCAGGCTGTCCGCCCCGTAGCGCAGAAGCCAGTCCACCACGCAGGCCACCCCGACGATGACCAGGTAGCCCACCTTTTTCAGGATGCCCCACAGGCCCACCCGGGAGGACAGCTCCCCGGCGTGCCAGGCTTTGGCCATGCCGGTGATGTAGTCCAGGACCATCACCACCAGCAGCACCAGCACCGGCACCAGCAGCTGGATGCCGTAAGCGCACAGCGCCCCCAGCGCAGCCGCCAGCGCGGCCTTGATTGTGTTTTCTTTCATGTAAAATCTCCTTTCCTGCCGCCTTGGGCGGCGTGATTACTGCGTGAATGCCTTGGCCGACAGATTGCCGCTGTTGTCCACGGCGATGGTGTACAGGGTGCCGTTGGGGGCCTGCACAAATACGTTGGCCATGTTCTGCTTGACCTCATCACCGAACTGCATGGGGGTGCCCACCCACACCTGCTTATAGGCGATCTCCTGGTTCTTGGTGATGATGGCCCCGGCGGCATCACCGTTGCCCACGATACGAATGAACCTCGCGCTGAGATCGTTAATGGTAATACTAAAGCCCTTGCCGTCGCTGTCGAATACTGCATCGTAGGAGGTCCCGGAGGTGGCTTTGTATGTCGCAGCGCCAGTAGACTCCTTCAGGTCATTGTACTGTACAGCAATGGGCCAGATGGAGCCGCCGCCGCTCTCAAAGGTGCCATCCGGGCAGCGCACCCGGATCACGTCCCCGGCCTTGCACCCGATATAACCGCTTGTCCACATGGTGTAGTTCCGCACGTCGGTACTTTCTGTACCGCTCCCGTTCAGGCGGGTTTGAGATTTAAAATTCGAACTCGATTGGTTCAACTGGTTCGTAAAATTCGGCTGCTGCTGGTATTCACCCTCGGCGGCCTGGACGAACGAGGTATCCGCCGGGGTGATGGGCGCGGCGACAGGCTGCCACCATCCGGAGCCGGTCCACCACTTGGACTTGCCCAGGCTGCTGTCCCAGACGGACATACCCGGGTAATACTTATCTGCGTCCAGAGACCCGCCCTGACCGGGCAGGGCAACGGTATCCGCCAGATACTGCCGGTTTCCGCTGGCGTAGCCATTGTAGGGCACCAGCCCGGAAGGGGTAGGATAGAAGTAGCCGTTAAGCCCATCTGTCGCAAGAAAAATCTTGCTGTCTGCGCTGGGGATCGTGGCCAGCAGGTCGGGCAGCTGCCCGGTGCGCCCGGCGGACCGGATGATGGAAAACCCGATCAGCGACAGCGCAATCTGCGCGGTGGGGCCGGTTACGTCCACAAGCGCTGTGTTGGTGTAGGTGTCGGCGCTGCGCTCATAGAGCTGGAGCCCGCACACGGTGACCGTTGCGCGGTTGGCCATCATGATGGGCACGCCTGCCGTCTGCCGCCAGCCGTAAAAGCCGTTAATGGTGAGATTGCTGTCCACCCCGGCGGAGACATACACCGCCGCGTCCTTGGACTCGGCCCCGCACCCGTTGAGCACCACGCCATTGCCGGTTATGCTGAAAATCGTCCCTGTGCCGCCGTCGCAGCACACCTGTGACAGGGAGCTGTAGGCGGACTGGATGATATACGGGTTGGCCGCGCCGCTGCAATAGACCCGTTCCAGGACGGTACTGGTGCCGTAGTCGATGTGGACGGCATTGGAGGCGCACACAAGATACAGGTCCGCCAGCCGCCGGGCCAGCTGTCCACCGTGGGCATGGCTTTGGCGGCATTGCCGGTTTTCTTGATGATGGCGGTGGACGGATTCTCGCCGATCAGCGCCGGACTGCGGCCCTCCCACCATTTGACGCCGTCGATGGTGGTCACCGCATCGCTGTAGGTCTGGATGACCAGCGGCGCGGTGATGATGTAGGTGCCCGCCGGGACATACACGGCCATGGCCAGCGTCGACACAGCCCTGTCAATGGCCGCCTGAATGGCTGCCGTGTCATCCGTGCTGCCGTCGCCCTTGGCCCCGAAATCCCTGACGTTCAGGATGCCTCCGGCTTTTTTCTTCCAGCTGGCAGGGCGTCCGTCCGCCCCGACGGTATCCACCGCAATCTGGTCGCCTGCGGACAGCCCCGACAGGCCCATTGCGCCGGCAATGGAGGAAGCCGTCACGCTGGCGTCGGACCCGGCGGGGCCTCGCGGGCCGGTCGCGCCGGTGTCGCCCTTGGGTCCCTTCAGATTGGCCAGAGCCACCACATTGTCCCAGTTTTTCCCATCGCCGGAAAACTGGATGTATCCGCCCTCCACCCGCATGGACGAGACCGCCGGGTGCTCCGTCAGATAATCCGCCACCGCCTGGGCGACGCTCTCCGGCTGCACCGCAATCAGCCGATTGAGCTTTTCCGTGAGCTGATCGTACACATCCTCCGCCGGGTCTGCCGGAGCGCCGCCGGGGGTGGTGACAGACGGCAGCACCCGCAGGTCCGCCGCCCGGCTGGTGTGCAGGTCCCCGGCGTACAGGCCCACGGACGCCCACCCCGGTGTGCTGAGCACCGGCAGAGCCGCCGTACTACCGGTGAACACCACGTCCTGATAGCTCCCGTCCGCCAGGTTTACCCGCATGGTTTTGGCGCCATAGGGGGTCCACTCATCGTCCAGGGCCCACACCACCGTGTAGTCGCTGTTGCCGCGGATCACGGTCCCTGTGCCTCCGGCCCGCTTGTCCCGAGTTTTGATCTTGATTTCAGGCATTTGCATCATCTCCCTTCGGATACGCCTGTACGCGGCGGAAAAGTTGCCCCCGCTGTTGCCGTCTCCGTTTTCGCTGACAGTTGACAGCATGGCCCTGCGATGCTACGGCTTCGCCCGCACCGGCGAGGACGCCGCCTATCTGGCCTCTGACATCCCCCTGGAGCAGGTGGAGCAGGGCCTGGCTGCACTGAAAACCCTGGGCGTTGGCGGCTTCAACGTCACCATGCCCTGCAGGACCGCCGTGGCGGGGCTGGTGGACGAGCTGCCCCCCGCCGCCAGACTCATCGGCGCCTGCAACACCGTTACCGTCAGCCAGGACGGCAGACTCACCGGTCACAACACCGACGGCATCGGCTTTGTCCGCAATCTCCACGAAAACGGCGTGGAGGTCCGGGGCAAGCGTCTGGTGGTGCTGAGCGCAGGCGGCGCGGTTACCGCCATCTGCGTGCAGGCCGCTTTGGACGGCGCGGCGGAGATCGCCATCTTCAACCGTGACGACGAGTTTTTCGCCAACGGACGGCACACTGTGGAGAAGCTGGCCCAGGCCGTGCCCGGCTGCAAGGCATCCATCACCCCGCTGGAGGACGGCGCAGCCCTGGCCGATGCGGTGCGTCACTGCGACATCCTGGTGAACGCCACCCGTGTGGGCATGAAGCCCCTGGACGGCGAGACGTTGGTCGATCCCGCCCTGTTCCGCGCCGATCTGGTGGTGGCGGACACGGTGTATAATCCCCGTGAGACCCGGATGATCCGGGAAGCCAGGGCCGCAGGCTGCCAGGCCGCCGTGGGCGGCATCGGTATGCTGCTGTGGCAGGGCGTGGCCGCCTTCAAGCTGTTCACCGGCAAGGATATGCCCACCCAGGAAGTGCTGGAGAAGTTCCTCTCCTGA